ACAAAGTTATTGCCGATAAAGATACTCGAAAATAATAACGGGCAAATCGAGGGCGTACCAAAGAACCCTCGCTTTATCAAGGATTGGCGGTACAAGCTATTGTTACAGTCCTTAACCGAAAGCCCGGAAATGTTATCGCTCAAGGAACTTTGGGTTTACAAAGTCGGAAGTATCTATGTAGTCATTGCAGGCAACATGCGACTAAGAGGCAGTAAGGAAAAAGGCTACAAGTCATTGCCTTGTAAGATACTCCCTCCCGAAACGACTATTGAAAAGCTAAAGGAATATGCCATTAAAGACAATGCCGGGTACGGGGATTGGGAGATGGATAGTTTAGCCAATGAGTGGGAAAGTCCAAAGATTGTGGAGTGGGGTGTTGAGCTTCATGGGTTGGAGAATGGGGAGATGCCGTTTGATGAAACCGACTATTCAAGCAAGAACAAAGAAATTGACGTAGATGAATTTGCAGACGAAATGATAATCAAACTAAAGTACACCGAAACGGAGTATTTGCAAGTCAAAGAGCAATTAGGCAAAATAGCACAAACACCGGAAGCGGCTGTTTGGAAACTGTTAGGCAATGGGTAAACACAAATTCCCGTATCGGTGGAACTTAGCAGACGGCTACCCTGCAAAAGGTATTGAGCCAAACGGATTAAATGTGTTTGGTACTTTCATTTGTGGCGGGGGCTCAACTATGGGCTATAAGTTAGCAGGGCTCAACCATTTAGGCGGCGTTGAAATAGATGCTAAGGTTGCAGATGTTTACAGGGCAAACCACAAACCAAAGTATCTGTATGTTGAAGACATAAGAGCGTTTAACAAGCGCACCGACCTACCAAGCGAATTGTATCAATTAGATATTTTGGACGGTTCGCCGCCTTGCTCTACGTTTTCAATGGCAGGAAGCCGGGAAAGCGCATGGGGCAAGGAAAAGGTTTTCCGCGAAGGCCAGGCAAAACAGACTTTAGACGACTTGGTTTTTGTCTACATTGAAACTATTAAAAAGTTGCGGCCTAAAGTTTGCCTACTGGAAAACGTAAAAGGCATTATTCAGGGCAATGCAAAGTACTACTCAAAGCAGATAGTAGCACAAATGACTGAGGCTGGGTATAGGGTTCAGGTATTTTGTTTGAATGCTGCCAGTATGGGAGTGCCGCAAAAGCGGGAACGGGTTTTCTTTATTGGGTTAAGAAATGATTTTGATTTACCAAAGTTGGAATTGAGGTTTAATGAAAAATCGGTTACGTTTGGAGAATATAGAACTTTAAAAGGCAATTCAGATAAATTGACTGAAAGGCAAGTCGAACTTTTAAAATTATATAATGGCGAAAAAACGCTTGCGGAGATTGAAATAAAAAGGACGGGTAAAAACTCAGGCTTTACGGATAGCATTGTAAAAGATAGCGAAACTCCGCAAACAATAACAAGTGCAGGTAAAAATTTCAGGGCCTTTGATAGAAAATGGTTTTCAGATGAAGATTTTAAATGTACTGGCACATACCCGCTTGACTACAACTTCAAAGAACTTGAGCCAAAATACCTAATCGGAATGTCAGTGCCGCCCGTAATGACTGCCCAAATAGCAAATCAG